AAATGTTACGCTTGCGTGATATTCTCAACGTTCTTACTCGCAAAGGCAATGCGGGTGCTACAGTTGATGATTTTCGTAATGAGTATGGCAATGAAGAAATCGAAGATATTAAACGATTGCTTCAAGCCGCTCAAGACTTGAATGAAATTAAAAAAGATGGAAAAGGTCGTGGCGTTCGCTATTATTTAACTAATGTTCAAATTCCTGAACATAAAGTTAGAGTTAGTAATGTACGTAAAGTTTCTGAAGAGAATTTTATTGAAGGTGTAATTGATGTTTCTGGTATTACTTCAGTAAAAGAAAAAATTGATAAGATTATTGAATCTGACCATAAACTTCAAGAGCTTCATCAGTTCACTTATCGCAAAAAATTAGATAAACCTCTTTATGGTAGAGAACTTTATGATCATATAAATCATAGTGTGGTTGACATTGATGTCACAGTTGGCTATGATGTTAAGAAAAAGAAAAATGCTATTCTTTATTCTAAAGAAAAAATTTCTTCTAACAAGCTAATTATCTGTCGTGAACCTGATGGGCGATATGCAATTGTTAAGATTCATCTTGAATGTCCTGATCGCCCCGAAATTCAACGTTTCACTTTAATGAGCGAATTTGAGAAATGCCTTCGAACAATAGTACAAAAGTAATTGGTTATTATGATAAAGAAGAAGGAGATATTTATTGTCTCCGTCATGGACGTAATTTCATGCTTCCAATCATGGAAAAGGATGAAGATTACTTTGGTGAATGTAATATCTGTGGAGAAATAATTGATCCTAGAGACTCTGAATAAGATTTCAACAATTAAAACAAAAGCAGATAAGGCTTGGGAACTGGATGAAGCATGTAAAATTAGCACGTTTCATCCAGAACTTTTAAATCTTATCTTTGATAAAGATGTTAGATTTTTTGTTGATACTCTAAAGGTATCTAAAGGTTTATCTGGTATGATGCCAATTATGATAAAGCCTGATTATGAATTAGATTTTGAATTATTTCAACTTTTAAAAATGCTTGCGTCAGAAGAACTTAGAGGTAATGCTGGAGTGCAAAAATGTATTGATTTTGCTGATCAATTAATGCCAGCAGAAATCAAAATGTTTATTAATATTCTCGAAAATAAAACTCGACTTGGCATTGGTGCAACTGACATTAATAAGTTGTGCAAACTTTTCAAGATTGAGCAATTCGAAGTAATGTTCGCACAACAGTATAAAAAAGTAAAAAATATTGATTGGACTAAAGAACATTACATTCAGCCAAAGATTGATGGAATGCGTAACATTGGAATTAAGAAAGCTTTTGATACTATTAAATTTTATACACGTACAGGTAAACCAATTACATCATTACGTCATCTTGAACAAGAAATTAATGAAAAGATGTGGAAGTTAAGTTTTGTAATGGATGGAGAAATTGAATCAGGTACTTCATTAGAAGAAACTGGTGCAATTCGCCGTAAAGATGAACAAGCTGAAGATGCCGTGTATACATTGTTTGGTATATATAATTATGAACAATGGATGGAAAAGAATCACAAAGAACCTTATTTTACTACATATGCAATTACTCGTAATTTATTAGAAGATTATAAACCAAAAGGAATTAGATTAATTCCTACATACAAAATTAAAGCTAAGAGTGAAGAAGAATTCCATTCATTAATTACTAAATATTATCAAGAGTTCTTGGAACAAGGTTATGAAGGCGCGGTATTAAAAACTGCTAATCATGTATATCAACCCTCTGCCGGAAGTAAACGATCTAGTGATTGGATTAAGATTAAACCAGAAGAAACTACGGAAGGTATTATTACTGAAATTCTTGAAGGCGAAGGGCAACACCAGGGGTTGGTTGGTAAGTTTATGGTAAAGTGGATTGATGTAACGTTTGAAGTTGCACCTGGAAATCTTAATCATGAATCTCGTAAGAGAATTTGGGATAATAAGGAAGCTTATCTTGGATCTGAAATTGAATTCAAATATCAGGTTCTAAGTATTTACGGCGTCCCTCGTCATGCTTCAGCTATTAAGATAAGGAATAAGTAAAAATGCTAAATTATTACTTACTTATTCTTGGGGATGAATAATGTTTATTATTCGTAATAAAAAAACAAAAAAGTTTCCTTGTGAGTATAGTGGAGATATTGAGTTTCCGTTTACTACAGGTGAAGAACTTAAAAATAGACTTTCTGGTTGCAGATATAGCACAAAACCAGAATTATTAGATAGATTTTTTGATTTTAAAAATAATAGTAGGCATGATGTTTATAGCAAAGAAGAATATGAAGTTATAGAATTTAAATGGTGTGAACCATTTTACATTCGTCAATCTGTAGGTGGTAGGCAAGTTACTTTTGATGGATACGGCGAATTCTTTTTTAATACAGACGAAGGAATGGAAACTATTTTCGATGACGAAGATAATTGTATTTATGGAACAGATGGAGTCGCTATTGAGATTCCTGCTTATCGACAAAATCTTATTCTAACTCTTTATCAAGGTAGAGCTAATATTTATTTTTGGGCAAGGCATGAAGAAGGTTCTTCTTATGAAGAATTAGAAATTGAATTAGTTCGTGATGAAAATGGTTTTCCATATTGGTCTATTGATAGTGATACTGGCGGTACTGATTGTGATGGTCCAATTGAATGTCATCGCTTCTTTATAAGTCATGGTGGATTTGCTCCAAAATGGAATATCGAAGAAAGCCAAGAGAAATACGAACGCGAAAGTAAATGGCATTCACAAATGATTAGCGATCCTCAACGAAAAGGTTGGAATAGGGACGTATATGCAGAACAAGCCGGTTATTAATAATCATTGGGATATGTTTACGCATCTAATTCGATTATCGAATAAAATTGGTGAAGCCTCCGAAAAGGAGGCTTTATCATTAAGGCGTAACTATGAAATTAGTGAACAGATTTTCTATCAGGTTACTTGTCAAAGATTTGGGGTAACTGCTTTTCATGGTGAATATTATGAAGTAGTTAAATATAAAGGTAAACCATATTACTTTAAAGTAACTATGGACCCTGTAACAAAAACCTGTAGTATTAAATGGACAACTGAAACATTTGGATGGGCGCATGTATCCGTTTGAAGTATGGGTAATAGTACTTAAAGATAGAGAAGGTAAATCTTGCGGATTTGAAAAATGTACTGGCGAAATTTTCTACTCATGGATTGCAGCTTTTCATGCTTTAACTTTAATGAAAAATAAAGAATCATTCCAAGTCCATCCATGTATTATTATGGGAAAAGAAGAATGGGATATATCTCACAAGTAGCTTTTGTTATCGAAAAGAGTACTTTTGAAGAAATTTTAACTAAACTTAATAATATTGATCAAGATGAAATTAAAGAACTTGCGACAGAATATGAAGATCAATTTTTAATTAAATATGATCATGTTAAGTGGTACCCTGAATATGAGTTAGTTAAAGTTATAAAATCAATCCATCCAGATAAGATTCATTTTCTTCGATTTGGTGAAGATTATGACGATTACGAAGAACGTGGTAATTTGATTGATAAATTTAACCTATGTTTTACTAGGGAGATTACTCATTCATGATTCATGAATACAAAATTGACTTTGAAGATTTTTTAGAATTATTTAATATCAATAAAAATACTTCTTGTAATTTTGAAGAAGCCATTATGGAAGCCATAATGGATTCATGTAGTTATTATTTTAAAAAATATGATTGGGAAATTGCTCGGGAAGTTTGCGACCGTCATATTAAATATACTAAAAATATCAATACATATATTCTTGATGAAATTGAATCTTTTTTCAATAATCAAGTAGATGATTGTTTTGACGATCCAATTATGATGAAAATTCTTGATTATGATCCAAGTACAAGCATCGTTACATTCACTCTTAATACCGAAAATCTTAAATCTAAAATTGGTCAAGGTATGAATGCTTGGGGAGAATTCGATTGGCATTTACACTCACCAGAAGATAAGCAATTATTTGTCGATAATGGATATTTGGCGCTAAGAGAATTACTCCATTACTACGAAGCTTGTTCATCTAAACCCAGGGTGAGGCTCGATGCTTCTATTGATGATTTTTGGGAATATGATGTAACAATCGAACAGATGGAGGAAGAAATTAATGCGGCTCAAGACAAGCTTAATCAAGAAGTTCACTGAAGGTTTAGACAGTGAATATGCTTGTATTTATGATAGTATAAAAACTCGAATTTATGATTGTCATAGAAATAAAGTAATTGTATTAACGAAAGAACGTCCTAAATATGAATATTATAAATTTGCATTATCAGAAGGATATGAACATATCCCTAAAATATATGATCTAATTGAAGATCCTATTCATGGTATTTATATTATTAAACGTGAAGAGTTATATCCAATTACAGATCATAAAAAACTTGTTCGACTAGATCTAATTGA